TTTAGATATTCTCATAATTTCTCAACTCCCATCTTCCAATGAAACTATTATTTATTGACTATAGCCTGATTAATAATTCCTATGTCATAACCGGTACTATCTAATCTTTTTAGTTCATCTTCTAAATCGCTTGCGATACTTGTTATAATACCGACTTTTATGTAATCTATAAGTATTTCATCCCATTCATTGCAATATAATTTTTCTGGATTATCTTCAACAATTTCCATTGTAGATTCTATAAAATCAGAAAATTGTATTTGTCTTCCAAAGAATGTTTCTATCATATCTTCACAAATTATTTGTAGATATTCCTCTATATTATGAGTATAAATCTTATTTCTATTTTCCGCTTCTTCATTAAATTTATATTCTTTGCTTATTTTATTGAATACATTCATATCAGTAAAAAGCCACCATTCTTTGTTGCTTGACAAATAGCAACTTGTTTCTTTTTTCAACCTAACTTCAATATCCTCCGTTAAATTATCACTCATTACAGTTCTCATAGTATCTACATCCCTTCTTATTAAATATTCTAAATAAGCTGTTACACTCATATTATTCTCTTTTGCTTTAGATTCAACAGTCGATTTCATTTTATCGGTACAACGAAACTTTAAATAATTATCTTTCACCATTGTGGTCACACTCCTTCCCATAAAGATGTTACCACAATAATATCATTGTGTAAAGAAAAAGAGAATTGTATAAAATGCAATTCTCTTTTTGTATTCATATTATTCTTACACAACATCACTTAGCAACTCAATCACTTCATCAAGTTTCTCACTCGCTTCTTCCATACTATCAACAGCATCTTCAGAACACATCCCTCTATAACTGCTCTGCAATCCTTCGGGCATATTATCAAATGCTTCCTGTTCTTCATTCAATATAGAAGATAACTCACTTGAAGCTTTCTTCAAATCGGTTTTAATCAAATCAATTTGAGTTTTGAGTTGCCTTATCTTTTCTCTTCTCTGCTTATTCATTTTATGACCTCCCAACTAATGAAAACAAGTATATCCCCATAATTTATTTAACACTTGTCCATCACTAGGAATATTACTATAACTGCTCAATACCGTCTTGAGCTTATTATATTCATCTTCTGTGATATCAATGCCATAATCTCCCTTGGCAGTATTCCTCCAATCATATTTATCCTGGCATTCTGGACGGAAATACCATTTCTTATAAATCATTTTTCCTGTTTCAGGATCTTTACCAGAAAATAGACAAGTAATTGTTCTACCAGTTGAAATCTCCGTTGTAACTTGTCTGCCGAAGTAAGGATTGTACTGCATATAAGCCAATTTACCACGCTCAATTGCATCTTGCTTTTCATGTTCACTCATTTCAAATAACTGCTGTGTACCCCTTCCATAAGAAGTGTTATACACTTTACTGCTATTCACACCAACAGTTGAATATAATTTAACTCCGTTTCTATCCGTTGTTTCAACTCTTTTTACTCGTTCTCCATTGATGTAATCATTACACAATCTATCCATATAATGTACATTTCCATTCTCATCAACTCTACGAGTAGTTTTCTTCATATCATAATTATCATAAGCTGCTTTTGCAGCACTTCCTGCATAAATTCCTAAGAATGCTAATAGTCCTCCGAACATATTCATCAACCACCTTTCTTATATTATCTTCTCCATTTTTCCATTTCATCTACAGACTTTTTATTGAGATTGTTATACATATCTCTTCTTTTTCTTGCCTCTTCTTCCTTACCACTTCTCCAAAATGCAAACATTAATACTAAAAATATTATACTTATAACTGTACCCATAATTTAAATCCTCCTATTTAACTATTCGCGTCTCATTGTTACTATTCTAATTCTATCATATGATTTTAAATTTTGCACTATATATCCAAGTGTTAAAATGATGCATATAAATAAGTCTTAATTCATGCTCAAATCCTTTAATGACATCTGATGCATATAAAAATCCTTTATTATATCCTTCATAATTATTATTGGGTTCAATAGTTATATAATCTCCATGTTTATGTACTTCATGTCCTCTTTTGCACATTTCCTTCTTAAATTCTTTGTAATCAAACATAGTAATCACCGTTCTTTCCATAAAAATAAGAGACTTGCTTTTACAAGTCTCTTACTATATTCTCTATTATTCTATTTGTTACTTTAACTCATTAACATTGCCATTTGTCTTAATATAATTATAGATAGGCATTTGTATCTTTAGCATAATTTCCTTTAATTTTTCTTTTGACAAATTATCATCTTGAGCTTTAATTAACTCTGCCGCCTCCCTTGGTATCTGAACACCATACTCAACAGAAAATATTATTAAAGCTTCTTCAAATTTTGTAACATTTACTGTTTCGACAGCATATTGAAACGCTTCTAATAACCCCAATTTTGTCATATTGTACCTCCAAAAATAATTATATACATATTATATCGCCAATGATAATATTTGTACAGCCTTTTCTCTTCCTTCAG